AGTTCTACGCGGCCCAAGACGGCACGTGCGGCATCTGCGGCAAGCCGGAGACCGCCACAACTGACGGAGCGATCAAAAAGCTGGCCGTAGACCATAACCACAAGACCGGTACGGTTCGCGGGCTGCTGTGCGGCAAATGCAACTGTGCTATCGGCCTGTTGAAAGACGATCCGCAGCTATGCAAGAAAGCTGCCGCACACCTCGAAGCCGCCGATTAAACAGTGCTCGGCACCAGCCTGATGACTTTGTACGTGCCATCAGGATAACTGAATGTGAAGTCATCGTCCAGGGTGTACGATGGCGGCAGCGATGGATTCGGCACCGTAGGGTGTACACCATCCGCAATAATTAAAAAAGCGTCCACGAAGGCCCGACTACCTGAAACACCGTTCACGATTGCAATTGCAGCCGTGCTCCCGTCGGTGAAGATGCAGTACCAACCAGCGACAATTTCGCCGTCGGCGCATTCGAGGTTACGGCCGTTAGCAAGGACATCCCTGTACGTGGCCAGCTCAGCCTTCGGTACGACCAACCTGGCGGTATCGTAGCCTACGCGTTCGAAAACCGCACCGTCTATGGGGAGATGCACAAGCTTCACAAGCGAGTGCCTAGCCAAATTGCGATCGAAAAACGTCTGTATATCTGCCACCCGGGGTTTCGCTGCCGGAGCGGCGGGTGGCCCAGGTTCCTTCACAGGCTCCGGCGTCGCCGGGGCCGATAACTCTTCATCGAGGACATCCATGTAGCCATGGAAGTCTCGAAGTGACATCAGTTTGCCAGGGGCGACAAAAAGCTCGAGGCCTCCGATCAGGGCCAGCTGGGCTTCAGCTGGCAGCTTGTATTTGTCCGTCAGAGCCAGCAATCGCTCCGCCGGTGTCAGTGTTTGTGGCACGTTTGAAGTATCCAAATGGTGATAGGAATCGTTTCCCTTTTACGGCGTTCAGGAACGTGGCCATTATAGTCGCGTCGCTGGCCATCCAGCCCGGGGGGTATCGGAAGATGTTCCCGATGCTCTTGGCTATCGTAAAATTTCGCGGGTTCTTGATGATGACGGTATCATCGATGTCCGCATCCCAGTCCGGCGGCATCACTGCCACGCAGCTGTGCAGTCGCAGCCATCTGCCGCAGCTACCGTCGTCTGCAGGCTGACTATAGACCAACGGAGCAACAGTGTACCAGTAGAATCCGCCGATGGCGTCCTTCAGATACATGTCGCGGAATTGCTTCGGGCACGCGTGGTCGTGTGCTAGCACTTCTTGCAAATTGCCACGCAAATCGCCTTCGTGATCGAAGTAGATCTCGTCAGCCTCCTTGCTGATATAGCCGCGATGCTGTCGGTACGTCAATACCGTGCCATGCCGCTCACGTACCAGCTCGCTGATTTTGGTGTAGACCTTGTTGACGCGTCTGGCGAAGCAGAACGGGCAGATCGGCAAGTTGCACGGTATCTGCCACGGATCAACGAACACGCAGCACGGCGAACAGTTGCGGGCGTACATGAACTTCTTGCTGGCGATCTGTTGCCAGCCGGCGTGCAGTAGTTCGCTACCGCGTAGCGTCCACCGCAGCCGTACTGCACGCAACGCCGCTGGCAAGTCTTGTGGATAGTTGTTCACACGGCCCACCAGCGGCACTATGGTCGAGAGATATTCCGCGTACATCGCCGGGGATGATCGCGGAACTGTCATCTTAAACTGAGTCGTCGCCATCAATTGCACACTTCCCTGTCAAGAACGGACGCACCACCACATCGTCGAACGCTTCCGCTAGCAACACCGCGTCCGTGTGTCTGCACCTTGTGGACCAAAGCGTCCGGGCGCCCCGCAGCGGGGCGCCCGGAACGATTGAATACGTTACAAGCCAGCCAAAGCAGCGGTCGCTTCATCAATGCCAAGTAGCAGCTCCTGCATGGCCTGCATCATCAACAACGGCACTTCGAACGTAGGTGCCGTGGCGGCCCCGTCCAATATCGTTCTCGCCGCTAGCGCCCGCCGCACAAGCCCGCCGGGCGGAATGTGCTCCGACGGCGGCAACGTCACCTTCTCGCCCTCCGCCAGCTTTCCGCCCGCCGGGACCTTCCGTACCTTGATGGTCTGCTTGCGGTCCTCGCGAGCCTGGCCGCGGGCCGCATAGGACCGCTCGACGGACGTCGACACACCGGCAACGATGCACGCCTTCACCGCCCCTTCATGGCTGCCGGAATACATGTGCTTCTCCCAGTACGTACGGAGAATCACCATGTCGTCCTGCTCGCGAGGACTCCGGCGATGCTTGTTCAAGGTGTTCGCGGCCCGGGTTTTGTTGCGACGGGCGATGGTCAAGTGGGAAGGTCCCCCGTTTCCGTCGCGCGACTTGTGCAGCAATGACTTCAGTTGGTGCGATAACTTGAGCATCGCGGCAGCGTCCCTACGACGAAAGCCGTGAGCCCTCGCGTAGTCTACTGCCTGCTTGTGCGTGCCATAGGGATTCGCCAGCCACCATGCTCGCAGAATGTCCGTCGGTGTCGTGGTTCCTTTTTTCTTCGTCATGTGTCTATCCCTCTCTTGCGAAAGTTGCGGGCCGCCTACAGACGTCCCGGAAAACTACCAGTCGAATACTGGTAAAAAATCGTAAGCTGGCCCGTCGGCATCGAATCTTACGATGTCGATTGACCTACGAATGGCCAGCTTTAAGATGTGGATTACTGCATTGCTGACGCCGCAGGCCGCGAGACGTGCCCAGAAATAACCGTCGGCGATCTCGCTCCGTGTGGGCACAAGCACCCAAAAGCCTTCCTTGTACTCATAGACGACCAGCTCGTGGACCTGGCTGAGAATCTTAGAATCCTCTTGCGTCATGTGTACGGTGCTGAACGTCCAAAGTTTAGAGACCGGAAGCTCCAGCGTTGTCTTCTCTCCCGTCATTTAACGATCAGAACTTCGACCCGTTCGGATCCGTCCTGCCTCCATTCAGCGGGGTTGATCGCGTCGCCGTAGTCCTCGCTCCACGAACCATCGGGATGGCGGACGGCCGTACCGCGATGCACAAACATTTCGCGATATTGATGATCGGTAAACGGCTCAAGGAGCGGCATCGCCCTGTCACAGTCGTAGGTGAGCTTACGCAGCTCACCGACATTCTTCGCTTGCTTCATTGCATTGACCAACACCTCGACAAGTGTGAATTCTCGAAGCAATGTGTGGCTCCTTTTTGTTAATGAGATCAAAATCGATACAACCTAGACTCGCTAGCTTAACTAAAGCTCGTAGAGTCTCGAGTCTGCTGGATTTTGAGGCTTCTAGTTACAAGTCTAGTACTAGTAACAACTTAGCTCGATACCCCTCTCTCGGCGGAGTGCTATTTAAGATTGTATGTACCAGTATCACTTCGTTCTACTGGTACTACGCTTTTCGTCCGGATGTGCCATCCGGTCCTCAAGCTCTGTAAAACAAACAAATTTCTTCAGAATCAGTTGACACCAAAGATCAAAGCGAGCCCAATCAAGATGGCAGCGAAGAGGATCATCATCTCCATGAATGGCGGTAGTTGCTGTTTCATGAGCGAGAGTCCAATTCAACCGCCGCGATACCGCACCCGAAGATCGCAGCCGCTATGACTATCCACCCGCCCACGAACCACATTCCCTGATTTGGAAAGACAACGATATTGGGCGGCACCGTTACCACGACCCCTTTGCTCCCGTCATCGAGCAAGGTCTCTCGCAGCTTCATCAACTGGTTCGAGGTCGTCAACGCGTCGGCATCCTTCGGAAACGATACCAGCTCGGCGAGTGCCGTCTCGATATTGTCATACCAGAATCCGACATCGCACGCTGGTGTGTACCAGAGTACGTGCGAGCGGCCTGTTGTACAGCCGCGTGCTTCCATGCCTTTCAAGGCGGCCTGCAGCTCCGTCACGGCCAGTTCGATCGAGTTCGCGTCTGCTGCCCGCTTGAGGCGGCCGCCAACATCTTGAGTGAACCCGATGCCTTTAACGATCCCCGCGCCTCCGAGCAGCACGAGCGGTATCACGAGCAGCAGCCCGAGTATAACGCGACTACCGGTATTCGCAGTACGCCTGCGGCTGTAGCTTGCCATATTTGTCATACTAACCCTCCTATAGTTGGTTTTCGCCGAACGGCCCACATCACTCGCATGGATGCCGTTGTGTCGATAGCTGGTCGCCAGATCGCCCCCTACGGCGCACAGCGTGGCCTATAAGAGCCATACGGGAGAAATAGGGTGTAATGCAAGACGCAAAAACGCCAGCATCGCCCCTACGTCGCCCAGTATGACCCTATAAGAGCCGCACGGGAGAAATAGGGTTGCAAGACGCAAAAACGCCAGCATCGCCCAGAAGGGCCCTTCTCGCTAACCTACGAGCATGCCAGCGATGTGGGCAAGGGCGATTGCCTTTCTTCGCGCAAGTCGTTGCTAGCCGCGGGTTTGTGGGAGACGGAGCGCATCCGAGCGACGATTCCCCACAAGCCACAGCGCACTAGTCAAGATAACCCGGAAAGAAGATCCGGATCTCCCGTTGAGCGTTCTCGTACGAATCGCTCGCATGGATGACGTTGTGTCGATTGCTGGTCGCCAGATCGCCACGGATCGTTCCGGGGGCGTTCTTGACCTCGTCGCCATCTCCGGCACCGATGAGCGTTCGCATCGCCGCGATGGCGCCCATTCCGTCTGCATCAACAATCATACGGACAGATGGTCCTCCCTCCATGAACGCCACCAGGTCGTCGAAGAACGGCTCGTGTTGGAATTTAACGTAGAGTGCTCCCGCTGCAAAGCGTCCCATGATCATCCTGTCCATCTTAACGATCTTGAGCCCCTTACGCTCGATACGTGCGATGATCTCACCCATTTGCCTCGCCTTGACAGCGTCGGGCTTGATGATTACCAATGTTTTTGCCATGGCTTTTTGTTCTCCTGATCAAAATTGGTTGCGGGCTACTGTGCGCTGCTGCACTTTACACCCCACGCCCACTGTAAAGCAGGCGTCCGTAGTAAAACCACAAGCCGCCGCTACGCCGCGACGGCTTGTGGCGGTTCTGGCTGCCGGCCGACTCAAGGTAAGCAGCCATAGATTTGATAGCACGCACTATTTGGATCGCTTCTTCACAGCTCGCTGCGGAAGCAATCGTCTGATCACAGCGGCGCCGTCTCTACCCCATTTGGCTTTGACAGCCTCCAGCAGTTTGCCGCCGGACTGCACGAGCTCGCGGTCGAACTTCGCGACGTCGAGGCCACACGCGTTGCCAAGCCAGAAGTCATCCAGGCATCGCCCGAATATCTTCCCGAACTTTCCGTACATTTGCATGTGACCCGTACCGAACCGCAGCACAGCTTTACGCACCGCGGCTCCCGCTCTTGGCCTGTCTGGCTTTGGCTTCTGCTTCTTCGCGGGCTTCGATGATTGGGCTGTAGTTGACGTCGCTGAACTCGTCGAACGTGCGGAGCACGAACCGCGGCTTCCAACCGTTTTTCTCGTCTTCAATGAGCTTGCCATTGTGTACCCTTATCTCGTGGTCCATGAAGTTGCAGAATTTTATATTGACGTCATAGCAGTAACTGTCGCCCCGCAAGAACGCCTTTCGAGACTTCTCCGCTTGTTTCTTCCACAACTGCTTCAGCACCCGGAACCGCGGCTGCGAACAATGCCTAGAATAGGGGCATTCTGCATCAGTTAACGCCGAGCTGCTTGATGCTGGCCTCGAGCTGTGCGTCCAGCATGTCGACCAGCTCCTTGCCCTCGGCCGAGGACCTGAGCCGCTGCTCGGCTACGGCTGCCTTCGCGCGACGTTCGAGCGTGGGCAGGTCGTAGAGCTTACGCCGCATGATCATCCATGCCTCGTTGTTATCCTTATCCGCCTTGCTGTTGGCCGCTTGCTGCTTCAGCGTCTCTTTAACGCTTGCGGGCATTTTGGCTTCCTGCACGACGGTCCAGTTGATGGAGGGCTTTTCGCCCGTAACGAGAAGGTTGCAGTCGACGGTGCCGTTACCGTTGTCGTCCAGGTCGTGGTACCTGTACGCGGTCGTGGCTTTGATGTCCTTGACCTTGAGACGGCGGGCCGCTTCCGTCATCGTCTCGATCGCCGTTTCGAAGTGGGCAGCAGCGACTTCGGCCAGCTGCTTTTGCAGCTGGTCCGCCAGCGTCTTCCGCGCCTCCTCGCATACCTTTTCCTGCTTCTGGTGCTTCTTGATCTCGCCCTTGAGGAAGTCCTCGGCACGCGACATCAAGATTGCGGCAACGTCATCCTTGTCCAGGGTGACAGCGATGTTGACGAGTTCGATCGGCAGGGCCGGTACGTTAGCTTGTGGCTCTTTTGCCATGGTTCTCATAACTCCGGTGACAGCCCAGTTCGCAGCGTTTTGCCCGAACTTCTGTCATGTTTCCGCTAAAACTAGATCATGTTGTATGGCTACCGGGGGGTCCAGTAGCCCAAGTAAGTATTGACTTGCTTCCTGTACCTGCATCTGATGTGACGAAATTCAGAAGATGCACCTTTCCTTTTTCACACAAACCTGGTAGACTTACGATATCGGTGATATCTGTTAGGTCTGTTAGTACGGCAGACCACATCTCGCACTACAGGATGCATAATGGCCAGAAAAAAATCGGCTATGTCACTTCCCGAGCTCGAACAACTCGAGCGAATCGCCGCTCTCGGCGAGGATGAGCAAATTCAGCTCATCCGCGACCTCGAACGCAGTCAGGCCACAGAACGAGCCAAACGGCGTGCCGTAGAACGCAGATTTCGACAGTCCGAGACCGAACTCAGAGCTACCGAAGCCGCGCTGACACGCGTGCTCGATCTGGAGGGCACCGAAACGTACCGTAAGTACGCGACGGCCTCGAAGAAGAGTGGGAAGAGCCAAGCCACCGCCATCGTATGTGCCAACGACTGGCACGTCGAAGAAACCATTGATCCGGCCTCGGTAGGCGGAGTCAACGAATTCAATCTCGATATAGCGGATAGGCGAATTGCCCGCCTGTGGAAGAAAGCAGCTTACTTGATCGAATTCGCTCGAAAGATCAGTGACGTCGACGAGGTCATTGTTTGGGCAGGCGGCGACCTTATCAACGGACTCATACACGAGGAATTTCAGCAGTCCAACAGCATGGGCATGAACGATGTGCTCGATTATGTCCGTGATCATTTGGTTTCGGGAATCAAAAAGCTCGCACACGACACGAAGTGTTCCCATCTTCGTTTTCTCGGCAGCTACGGTAATCACGGCCGGATGCAGCCGCACAAGCGTATCCATACGGCACGTCAAAACTCGTTCGAGGTCAGCATCTACAGCAACGTGATCGCCCTTATCACGGCCGATCGCGAGTTGGCAGGTATGTTCTCGTACGAGGTTGCCGACGGCCCGCTCCTCATAGCCGACATCCAAGGCTGGCGGTGTCGCTTCAATCACGGCGACAACCTCAAGTTCTACGGGGGTCTTGCCGGAATTACCGGACCCGTCAACAAGGCCGTTGCCGCGTGGAATCAAGTTTACGGCTACGCCGAACTGGACGTGATCGGTCACTTCCATCAGTTTCTTACCACGCCGAACTTCGTGGCTTGTGGTTGTCTCTGCGGCTACGACCCGTATGCCGCCAGCATCAATGCGAAATGGCAGCTGCCGTCGCAGACGTTGATCGTCGTCGACCGTGCGTACGGTAAGGTTATGACCGAACAGATCTTTTGCGAAGAACGGCCTGATGCACATCACCAACGTAGCGCCACCTAGGCCGGATAACAGGCACCTCTATCTGGACATGGACGGCGTGCTGTGCGACCTGTACAAAGCGATATTGTCGTTCCACGACCGGATGGACCTGTTCAACCAACCCGCCCCGTATGCTTTGGAAGCCGCTCTCGGTATGACTATCGCCGAGGTCTGGCTGCCCATCATAGCCGCCGGATGGGAGTGGTGGGCCGACATCGAACCGTTTCCGTGGACGTTCGAGCTGTGGGCGTGGGCCCATGAAGTGGCGAGCGAAGTCTACATTCTGACCAGCCCGCTTCTGCTCGATCACCTGGACGGCCGTGACGTCGGGTACGCCGTGCATGGCAAGATGGTGTGGATCCGGCGCCACTTTGGACGCAAGTTCCGCAAGGTCATCTTCACTTCCGCAAAGCACACGGTCTCCCAGCCTGGCACCGTCCTGATAGACGATGACGAAGGGCACGAGGCCGCATTTAACCGTTCGGGTGGACGACAGATTGTCTTCCCCTGCCACCACAACAGGCTCCGCGACGTTGCCCAGCATCCGATGGAAAACGTCCGGGCCCAATACCAGTTGCTGGAGAATTGAAATGAAGATCGCCATCTGCGGTCCCGGACGTTGTGGTAAAGATACCGCCGCGGACTGGCTGCACGACAACACCACGCTGTGCTATCATGAAAGCACTTCGGAGGCAGCAGCCAATATGTGTTTTGCCGTCCTAAAGGCAAAATACGGGTACTCCAGCGTGAAGCAGGCTTTCGACGACAGACACAACCACCGCGAAGAATGGGCAAAATTGATATGGGAATACAACAAGCCTGACGGCCTGACCCTATATCGTGGTATGCTGTTGGACGGCGACATCCTGAACGGTATCCGCCGAGCGCCGGAACTGCTAGCACTCCGGCAGAAGTCGATGATCGACCTGGTCATCTGGATAGAACGGGATGTGCCGAACGACCCTTCGTTGGAGATGGCCTCCGACGTCGCAGACATCATCATCCCAAACAATGCCACGCTGGCTGAACTCTACAAACGATTGCAGAGGTTCGCCAGCGTGGCACAGATCCTAAGGTGATCCGGTGGACATCGGCCTTGGTTGGTTGTCGGATCTGATGCGGTGGGCATCAAACATCTTCCCGAGAGCTGTGCATGTCGACGCAACTCAGGAAGGTGTGATGTTCACGCTCAGTAGAGTCAAGCGAATCAGGCCTGGCTTGCATTTCTACTGGCCGCCCATCCAACGGCCGATGGTCCATCCGGTCAACAGAGATACCATTGACCTCGATCCGCAGACGTTGCCGCATGGATCGAATCATCCGATCGGTATTACGATCTCTGTTACTGTAGTGTACACGATCAACGACATCATGAAAGCCCTGGTTGAGACCTTCAACTTCCCGTCGACGATCAAAGATCGTGCACAGGCCGGCGTCATCGAAGCATGCGTCGGCAAGACCATCCAAGATCTCACCGACAGACATCAACGAATCAACAACGCCATCATGCGGAAGATCCGCAAGTCGCTCGAACCGTTCGGCGTGAATGTGGAAGACGCATTCATGTCCGATTTTCATCTGACCAACATGCATCGAGTTCACGGCGGTATGACCGTTTTGCCGATGGCTGCTGCCGAAAAGGAGGAAGAAGAATAATGGGAAGGGCCGAAGCCAAAGATCCATTTGCGGATCTGGACGGACATGATCGTTGCGTCACACCGCGGGTGCTCCGCGGGAAGCCAAAGGAAATCTGGAACCAGTTCGTCAAGAACTACCACAACAACCGATACGCCGGCATGTCGATGCGTCTGCTCTTCGAATGGGCCCAGAAGCATTGCGGGCTCACGTGCTCGGTCAGCTCCTTTCGTAAGGCTATTCTTGATCAAGCGCCGGGTTGTAAACGCCCTTGATTCTGATCTTCCGCAGATATCGCCCGGCCGATTGTTCGCCGTCCATCAGGACGGCGCCAACATCTATAGCCGCCAGGGCGCTGTACATGGCGGTACGTAGCCTGTCGAGATCCATTGCCTGCCGTGCCAGCTCCGTGCGGTAGCGATCCTGCTCATCCTGCCGCTCTGTGATGCTTGCTTCCAACCTACGCCGCTCGTTCGCGAGTTCTGCTTGTTTCGCGTGCAGGCTGGCGACTTCCTGGTTGGCACGGGCCTCCATACGCTCCACCGTGGTCTCGCGAATCGTCAACGCCCGCGCTTGGTCGGCCAACATCTCACGCACCACGTGCGTCTGCGCGAGACACTCCGCATGCTTGCTGTGGAGTTCGCGAGCCTTTTTCGTGTAAAGCTGCTCGCCTGCAGACATGATAGCGTCATGTCGGTTAAGCTTTCCCGGCTGCTTACGCCGCGGATGCTTGAGCGGCCCGCCTTCGTAGAAGCGTTTACGGACGCGGGCGCCGAATGCGGCAAGCACGGTAGCAACGTCACTGCTGTGTATGCCCTCTTTGTCGCTAGAATTCATCCAGGTCCACGACAGCACATCCTCTGCCTCTTCACGACTGGCGAAGTTGACATAGCATGACAATCCCGTGGGAATATGCAGCCCGATCCAGCGACCCTTCTTGTCTTTGGACGGATACACCGCCCATACACCATCTGTGCCGACGACAGGATAGGCATCGACCGGATCTGCGGAGCTGCAATTTGTCTGTCGTGTTACGGCGACCATAAGCGGGTCACCGTCATTATCGACCGCCAACGAAGTCAAATCTGTTGCGGGACGTTTTGCTGTGTCCGGCGCCGCAGATTTGACATGCGTTGGTCGGCCGTTCGCTATGGGCCATGGATTCTGCATCTTGGGTAGCGACACTACAGGCCCTTCGACATTCCGTATTCGGCGATAGGCTTGGAAAAGTACGAGTTGGTCTTCACCCAACTGTCGGTCCAGTCCCAGTTGTCGTCGACCAGGTTCGAGAAGTCGCGCTCGTCCAGCGCGACCGTTTCCGCAGTCGTATGCTCCAACATGCGGATCGCCCTGGCGTAATCGGCAGCGTGATCCGCCGGCGGCGACATGTTGATATGGACGTGTGTCAGCTTTCTGCACGTACCACGTAAGTCCTCGAGAACCTGCTTGCACTGCGCGGCCGCGTCCTCAAGGTAACCTGCAAGGGCTTCTTCACGCATGTCCTCGTGTCGCTTTTTGTTCACCTGAACAATTTTCAACAGCTCGGACACGGTCATAATACAGGGGGCGTTCAATGTATCTCTCCTTATTGGGTTATCGAAAACAACACGAGCGAGACTCGCGGTGTTCCCAATGGAATCACCGAGGACCTCTTCTGCGACAAAAATCCACCTTGTAGGCCGTCGGGATCTTATCGCCCAGAATGCTAAACGCCGGCAAGCACATTGAACTCCTCCTCGGTCAGCAACGTCACGCCCAGCTTCTCGGCCTTGGCCAGCTTGCTGCCGGCATCGGCGCCGACCACCAAGTAGTCGGTCTTCGACGAGACGCTGCTCGCCGCTTTCCCGCCAGCGGCCACGATGGCTGCCTTGATGCTGTCGCGGCTATAGCCCACGAGCTTTCCGGTCGCCACGATCGCCTTGCCAGCCAGCGGTTGCGGTCCGGCCGGAGCTGCTTCCGGTTTGGGATCTACAAGCCCCATATTCAACCCAGCTTGCCGCAACCTGTTCAGAAGCCCCTGGTTCGACCGCTTACTGAACCAGTTCGTGACGGACTTGGCGGTCTTCTCACCGATACCGCCCAGCTGCTTCAAAGCCGCCCTGTCCCGCCCGCACAGTATCGCGAATACGTCACAGTTGTCCCAGTTGGCGCGTTCTTGAACCGCCTTGCAGATCAGCTCCGAATTGGTGCGTCCGCAGTGCTTGATGTTGAGCGAGGCCAGCAAACGCCATGAGGGCTGCGTCTTGGCCCCTTCCAGAGCCGCCAGGAGCTTCTTCGACTTCCCGGGCGTCATTCCTGCAATGGCCCCCTTGGCGTCCACAGCGTCCTTCAGGACCCACAGAGAGGCCAGATCTTCGATGACATCGGCGCCTATCATGGCTTGGATGGCCGCAGGACCGAGTCCGTCGATATCCAGCCGGCTGCGATGGCCAGCTGCGAGAAGTACGCGTTCTAGTTGAGCTGGGCAACCTGCGGTATTTGTACAAAATACCCGGGGTCCGTCACGCTCCGTCGAGGCGCCACAGACCGGACACGTAGTTGGCGGCCCGAACTTCTGCGGTCGGCCCTTCCGCTTGTCCTCGTGGACACGGACGAGATGCGGAATGATCTTCCCCGCCTTTTCAAGAGTAACCGTATCCCCCACACGCGGATCCATTCGCCTCACCTCGTCGAAGTTGAACAACGTCGACTTCGTCACGGTGGTCTCGGCGATCTCCACAGGCGCGTAGAACGCAACCGGCGTCAGCGTTCCATGTTTACCGACCTGCGTCTCAAGTTTGACGATCGTGGTCTCCGCCTCGTACCGCTCCCACTTGTAGGCCAAGGCCCACGAGACGTGCCGGGACGAGGACTGGCCGAGCGCTAGCCGGTCGGCGAAGCTGTCAAGCTTCAGTACGATGCCGTCGACCGGATAATCAACGGCGCTGAGCACCGAGATCATCATCTCGATGTGCTTCTTCACCGCATCATAAGACATCCGCCCGCTACCAAGATCGATGATTGGGATGCCCAACATGTGCAATCCCCACATCGTATTGCTGTACAAACCGTCGATGTAGTCCGGATCGAACACGCCAAGGCCGTGGGCGACAAAACGCAGCGCGCGGCGGTAGCACTCTTTCGGATCCAGTTGTTGCATGGCGCCGGACGCCGCACTTCGCGAGTTCTTGAACGGCGCTATACCGGCCTGCTCCTGGCAGGTCACAATCTGGTGGAAGACAGAATTGGGGATGTACACTTCGCCGCGTACCTCCACGACACCCGTGACATCGAGATTGTGGTCGCGCGGATGAATGACCGACGACTCTACACGTCGCAACACCGGCGGCACGCCGCGAATGGACGCAGCATTATGCGTAATGTCGCTGCCGGAGTGGCCGTCGCCCCGCGTGACCACACGCACCAGCTTGCCGTCCTGGTAGATCAGGCTCGCGGCACATCCGTCGATCTTCCAATCAGCAGCGTAGTCCGGCGCGTGCCCGAGGGCTTTCGTCACCCTGGCGTGGAACTTATCCAACACCTCCATCTCGAAGCCGTTGTCGATCGACAGCATCGGTACGGCGTGTACCACGGTTGCCAGTCCTTTGACTGGAGCGCCTCCGACGCGTTGAGTCGGGCTGTCGGCCGACATCAGTGCGGGATTCGCCCGCTCAAGCTCGAGCAGCTCGCAAAACTTCTTGTCGTACACGACGTCCGTCACCAGCGGAGTGCTGTAAACGTAGTACGCCGTGTCGTATTGCGCGATCTCCTCGCGGAGCATCGCAATTCTTTTATCCGGGCTCATATTGGGTCTCCATGGTTACGTGTTCCATTTCACGAACGTAAAAGTCCGCGTAAATGTCAAACGGTAACGGATGCGTGTAGAACTCGACCGGATGTTCGCTATTGAAGAACCTCCAGCCGAATCGCGGACGCTGTTGGGGCCGCCAGGTGACAGCCAGCTCGTACCTCCGCGCTTTCGTCACTGCGCGGCACGGCATAGTCAAACAGTTCGACGGCATGGTCGTAATCCAATTGGATATGAGATTGCTGTGCCAACGCTTGCCCCACGCGCCCATGCGGTCGATCCAATCGGACAGACTGTGCCCGTAGAGCCAGATGTTTGCAGCGCCGGCGAACCGCATCTCCCGCAGCGTCCTGTCATGTTCGTCATGCGTTTGCTCGATCAACTTGCTGCATTTATCCAGGCGGTACAGGACATCTTTGCTCAGCTCCAGTACGGCTGCCAGCATCCTGTGGTCGTTGTCATCCGTCGTAATGGTCGCCAGGGCGACCCTCGGATTTAGCCCCATTGACTTTCTCCTGTATGATGAACGGTCGCGTTGCCTTACGCCAATCCGGCCGATCCGTCAGCCACTCATCCAAGTTCGTTGTGAAGTCATACGCCGACCCTATTGTGGTCAGCACGATAGTATCGCGTTCGCCGTCGAAGAAAACCGGTCCGAGTGGCATTAGCCCGTTCGTTAGCTTGTGCACCAGGTAGTGCCCCATCTGTGGCTGATACCACATCGGCAGCCGGATCTCCGCTTCGACGATTTCGCTCATGTTCCCGTTGAGAACAACAGGCATCTGTATGAACGCCACATAGTGGTCGCTCACGGTTTCGATATTGTCTCCATCTCTTCGAGTTTGCCTGCGTTTTCCGCGGACAGGTCATTTCGCGACCTATACCGCACCTCATCTTCGTAGCAGCTATCGCACCGTACAAACGGCAGATAGCCGCCACCGGTCGTCGGATACCAATCACGTGTTTGTCTTAGACAGCCACGTCTAGTGCATGTCTTGAGTTCCTTTACCTGCGGCTTCCGCTGCGGCCTTCTCTTTTGTGTACTCTTCATATAGCACCCCTATTACGTGTACAAATCGAAAGAGTTGTGGGCATTGTGCACAGCGTTTAAGTAGGTCAGGACGTCTCCTTATGATCCAGAGGTCGACAGCGTTTCTCTGCCTCTTGGACATGAATTCCGTCCAATACTCTAAGACTGCGGCTTCGCCTAACACAATACGGTTGTCCAACGCATTTTGAATCGACCACGGGTAATATATCACGGCGGCAAAGGCTGCCGACGTGCTCCATTTGGTTGCGTTTGCATAGTTACGTGCCTCCATGGTAAGAGGATTATGTAGCGACGTCCTCCGGTTCCACCCGGTCTTCGTCAGCGATAAGGTCCTGCCCCGCGAGGGCAGCACGACCTGCCTCGACGCGGTATATTTCCCGCAACTCGGTTTCCGTCAGCCGCTGACGCACACGTGCGGCAACGGCTGGTGTTGCGACCGTACAAGCCCACGCGAATCCGCCTACAACCCAGCGGAGCGCCATCCAGTTATGGTAGTGTTCGTAGAATGCTTTGGAGTGCTTGTGGGGCGTGATCGTCGGTTTGTCATGCAGTGCCTCGTGCATGATCAGATGGGCATATTGGGCCCACGCTCCCGGCCCAGCCTTTATCTTACGGACGAATGCGCGATTGATCGCAACGTAGGACGCACCGTCGGTCCAGGAACGAAGAGGCCCGCGGCCCAGCACTATGCGCAGATTGCGAATCATACGCCTTTTTGGCCCGCTCGCAAAACTGGGAGGACGATACACGATATGTTTGAGATGCGCACGAATTACGCCGAGCACGACGGACTCGATACGGTTCAGCTGTGCATCCGGCACAACTTGGCAATCGGATTTTACCGCTGTAACCAGATCGGCCCACTCTACATACTTCAGTACGTGTCTGTCATATGAACTGATAACGCCATTGACCAATGCGACCAGCGCCGGCCCGCTGTCGAGACCGAACCGTTCCAGTGTGCTGCAGTGAACAACGCAGGCCAACGCATTCATGTTGATCTGGTCGACTATGGAACGTATGTCCCAGCTGTGTGCGCTGTACGGCGCCCCCGCGTCCGGCGGCACCGTGATCACGCCCTTGGCGACATTGGCAATCTGCCGCACCGTAAAGTTGGCCGACGACCCGTACTTTCTGAACAGCCGGGCACTCTTGAACTGGCCGGCCTCCAGATTGCCATCCTTGGCCTGATTGCACAGCCGTACTCGGTCAGCTTCGGTCAGCCGGACAGCCGCGGCCCGTCTCCGTGACGTCGTCTGCGGAGGCCCGTCTTCACCGACGTTCCGTGTGCGTGTCTGTTGAGTATTGACATGCTTTCGCAGCGCCGCAACGATCTTGGCCCAGACAGGGCAGTCGACCATGATGTCATTGCGTGCGAAGTTTGTTTTGATTGGAACCTTCGTCACGACGTCGCCGCCCACGCCGTAGTGGTGGCGGTAATACGCCAGCACCTTAACTCCCTGGTTGTAGACACGCAAATCTTGATTCTGCCGGAGCACAATATCCGCTTCCGGCAGTTCCAGATCCCAGGAGATCTGCGATGTATCGGCAGTGAACTTATTGCCGTTCAACGTCACCGCGATACCGACGTATTTGGCGTTGTCCTTGATCTCGTCGAGCATCCTCGCGTAGTCCGTATGACTCAGCTGTTGATACAGCTCGACAGTGATCCTGCAACCATCCTGATGATCGAGACCGTCCTCCAGGTGGTAATCGAGACCCTTATGATCGATGTCGATCGTCATCTCGAACTTGCCGGACCGCCAAGTATTAAAGCCGAACGCGAATAGCTGACCGCGGCCCATTCTGAATGTGCCAAACGTCTTGTTTTCGCGGGCCTCGTGTTTCATCCCGAACCGCTCGAAAAAGGTTGTGATCTCGTTTCGAGAACGAAAACCCTTCCCGTTATCCTGAATGATCAGTTGCTCACGTGTGAGCCTGATGTCGCATCTGGAAGCGCCTGCGTCGACGGCATTCATGATGCCTTCGACTACGGCCTTCCACAAGCTGCCGGCCTGACGTTTGATGATGTCAACCAGCAGCTGCGGATCTGGCTTAAAGCTACGTTTCTCTCTTGCCATGCCTCACCAATGAAATTCGACGCAGCGCCCTGTTCTCGGTCGACGTTACGACCTCGGGTGGCTCTTCGTCATGGGTATGGAAACGTGGATGTCGGTAGATTACGCGGTTGCCGAGCGTCGCTTCGATCTTGACGATGTTGTTCATCAGAATCGCAGGACCGCCGGTGCTGTTGCAATTGTGAAGTACGATCGGGGCCGGTTGAGTTCCAGTGCTCATGGAGACGTAGCCCGTATCGCAATCGCCCCAGGCTCTACCCGTGAGGGGCTCGCCATAATGAAATCGGAACCGCTCACCCAGGTATGTGTGGCTGGCTAGATACTGCAATTGCCTCTCGAAGAACACGATGAGCTGCAGCGGTGTATGCGGACCGTAGAGGTCCGGATAGTAAGACGCTTTCCTGAGCTTAGTCTGAAAACTCATAGATGGAGGCGTCTTCGGGGAGGCCGGGGTACTTTCGACACAAGGTATCGAGGGCCCGGGTATACGTTTCTTCAACATCAAGCCTCGCTTGTCTGGATACTTCGTCCACAAGGATATTCAGATTGACACGATCGCGTTCGACAAAGTGGAAGTTCAGGATGAAGCCCCGCTTGCGGTACTCGTCGAAGGCTGCCCACAACTCTTGGTGGGCCCGTCGCGATTCGGGATGATTACCGCAGGTCGCAATGATCTGCGAATCGGTCACTATATGTATCTGCATCTGTTTGTTCACGGACTGGAGTTCTCGGCGACGATGACGGCCGGGGCCGTCGCGACTAGTGTACCAGCTGAGTGCGTGCAGATACGGAAAGAGTTCGCCAAGCGTCACCGTGCCGGTGTTCATGGCGCCGTAGAAGAGCTTCCTGGCGCTGCTGTACTTATCGATCAGTACCGCAGCCCAACCCGCCCCCATCTTCCATCCGGTTCCCGAGCCGTCGCCAACAATGATGGCGCCCCATTCGGTGATTTTGAGATGGGCGATGAGATCAGCCAGGCTGGCCAGTCCCGGCAGTACCGATTTCTTCTTCTTAGGGGCTCGACGGGTCTTCTTTTCGCTTGGCATCTGTTTCCTGTGTCAATTGGTCATGTGCCTTCATCGCTCGCACGATGTGCTGGGACACGCCTTGTGAAACCATGGACTGCAGCTTGGCTACTTGTAGGCCCATGCGGCAGATCAGGTGTGGATCATTCAAATCGCCGAGAACCAGACAGGCTGGCACATCGCCGAGTTCCGGAGTGTACGTGAGTGCGATAGCCGCACCTTCCAACTCCGGAAACTCGTCGATCAGCTTTGTAACGACGTCACGCAGCCGCTCATTGATCTCCTCGTAGAACTTCTTTCGTTGCTCGGACATTTTGTTCCTGTGATCAAAATTCGTTGCCGGCGCCGGCGGGCTCCTTAGGGACAAATACGACGGCTTCGTTCAGCACGACCGCCGCCTCCGCCAGCGCCGCCAACTCGTCGCGCTGCGCGTTGAACTCTCCGGCTGCCTCGTCGCGGGTGCTGCTAATGATGGTTGCCCGGTCGGCTGATACGGTAACCTTCACATCTATTGATATATGCACCGGAATGGTAAAGGATTGCATCAGTCGTTCTCCGGGTCATTCTCGATCGGGAGTGATGCTGTCAGCGAACCGATCAGCAACGACAAACGGGTAGCCGCCAGGGAGTAGACTGGTAGAAACCAGACTACTGCCCAGGGCGGCGACAGCCAGAAATGGCTGGGCAAGTAGAAGACGACCATGAGCCAGAAGGCAGCGTGGTACGTCAGGCAGACGCGGCAGTTCAACAGCGTAGCGAAGAACCAGCGCCAGCCGGACTGGTCGCCCCAGATGGCCAGCCAGTCACGCCAGCCCGCAAACAATCCGTCTTTCTTCATCCACGCATTGACGACTGCCCCTGCTGCCAGGAACAGCGCCACGAAGTCTAGCAGGTCCATATCCTATTTCCCTTTACGTCGACCGTCGTGTCGAGTCTGGTCCGCTTGTGCGAAACCCTTAGCGGCATGGAATAGCAAATATACCACTCCACCAACGACAAACAACGGTATGAATGATTCAATGCCACCGACCATAATCGCGATCAGCACGGCAATCGCAAGCATACTGCCTGCCAATTTGAGCCACTCTTCGAACATGAGGTTCAGCTTTCATCAGGTCCGAGGTGCCACGGGTCGTTCTGAGTCGATGACCTGTCTGGCGGCGGGTAGCCATCCAGGATCCCGAGCGGCGACGGCAAAGGCCGGTCGACGGGGTAGGAGTGGATTTGACTATCGCCGGGGACAACAGTTGCGATCGGCCGCCTGTACGTCGGCCGGATTTTCGCACGCTCAAGGAACAACCGCGCATTTCGTGTGACTGTCATAGCAGCCCTCCTACAGGCTGGAGTTTATGGTCTTCGCATTTCAGCAGGACCTACGCTATCATGCTATAGATAGCAAACCATCATCCCGACCGCCCAGGCGATCAAGACGACGATCCAAAATGGTTTGGTTCGTGACCACGCCTGGCTGCAGAAGTTTTCGAAGGCTTCGAACTTCTCCAGGTCATCATCAGGATTCTTTGACATGGACAACCCTGTATTTGCGGAACCGTTGGCCCTGGAATCACTGCTATTACAGGCCTCCAAGGCCTTCGGCAACCAGGGCGCCGAGCAGCTAGCTTCTGATCGTGTAGTCGCCTACAGCAAGCTGCTCCAGAGGGGCCAAATCGACACGCTGGCCCACGCGTTGCCGCTCATGCTCAATCTCAAGGGAAAACCGTACACGCTGGTGGACCACTTCCCGTTCGAAGAGGTCTTTCGGTTCCGCATGCCCGCAGCCCTAATCTACAAGACAGGACGGCAGGTAAGCAAGTCGACATCGCTGGCGGCTCACGGCATCATCACGGCAATCTCGATCCCGAACATCACCACGCTGTACGTCATGCCGCTTTTTGAGCAGGTACGGCGGTTCAGTTCGATGTTCGTGCAGCCATTTATCGACCAGTCGCCGGTCAAACGGCTGTGGTGTGGTACCGATACCGTGAATTCTGTGCTGCATCGGAGCTTCCGAAATCACTCGAAGATGCTCTTTTCGTTCGCGTTCCTGGACGCCAACCGCATCCGCGGTATTAGCGCCGACAAAATGGCCGTGGACGAGAGCATAACTCCTTGCTATGTAAGGACTTACGACGATGGCCGTTTGTCTGAGAAGTGGCTGCTCGACATAAATCCGGGTGATATAGTATTATCGGTTGCTGAGGGCGGGCAATTGGTGCCGGCCACGGTGCAAAACCTTAGCTACCACGGGAAAAGATGTTGCTGGCGGATCACTACTGCAAACGGCAGCTACATCGAAGCAACCTCGGAGTCCTGGATAGCTACAGCAGAAGGATGGCAGCGTGTCTCAACCATTATCGAACGGCAGTTTGACCGAATTTCGCAGCCGTATGCCGCAAACACTGACACGTGCGCAGGAGCACGGGTGGTGCCAACATGCGTACAACTTGGAAAAGCGCCGGATCTTGTCTGCGTTCGTGCATATACCACCCAAAAAGCGGAAGAACTGCGGCTACGGCGAATGGTTGAGCGTATGGACAACGTTTGGCGAGGCTGCGCTAGATTATTACTGGCACCTGTGCTGCCCGACATGCAAGCCGAAAGTTGTTCACAGGAACAAAATCCGGTCGGCCTCGAAGCGGCCGAAATCGTCCGCATTGAGTACATAGGCGAACACGACGTCTATGACATCGAAACTGACGGTAACCATACGTTCTTCGCCAACGGCATGCTGGTCCATAACTGCCAGGATATGAACCACGAGCATCTGCCGATCATCCGTGAGACGATGTCTGCGAGTCCGCTGGCGCTGCGACAGTTCACCGGTACACCCAAAACGCTCGATAACACGCTCGAAGCCTTGTGGAGCGCATCGTCGCAGGGGGAGTGGTTCATACCATGTCTGCACTGCACGACGGACGGCTTCCCGACGTGGAACATCCCGACCATAGAGTTCCATCTGGAACGCATGATTGGCCCGTACCATTCGGACATTTCGGAATGTCATCCGGCCACCGTTTGCCACAAATGTGGCAAACCGATCAGTCCGCGAGTGGGCCGCTGGGTGCATCGCTACCCGGACCGCCTCTGGCTGCAGGCCGGCTATCACGTGCCGCAGATCATCATGCCGTTGCACTATGCCCAACCTGACAAGTGGGCTGAGCTGCTGGCCAAGATGGCCGGCAAGGACAACACGCCGCTGAACGTGTTCTTCAACGAGGTGC